ACCTTGCTTAACAGTCAGCACCAGCGAGCTATGACTACGAACAGAAAGAGTGGCTTTGACACCGTACTTTTTGCAAATGGCTTTGATAGTAGGCGCCAGTTTTGCTTTATGCTCTTGACTCATGTATGCCATGTTGAACTCCGTTTTGTTTACAATACCAATATTATAGCAAAATTCCGAATTTTGGACAACCGTTTAGACTGGGCTAAACATTACGGCACTTTTTTCTACAATGACACGGTATGCATCGATGGTTTTTTGGGGCTGAGCAAGAGGATTCTTTTGGATAAATTTCATTGTTTCCAAGAAACCCATACCCAGGAATTTTGACTCTTTTTCGATGTGTTTGATTGCTGTTGCGATTTGCATTTAGTGCCCTTTGTTACTTACTATACCATTATTATAGCAAAAATGGGATTTTTGGACAACCAAAAATCTGTTGTTTTTACACAACTTCCAGCATGTTAGCGGGTACTTTCCACAGCCCTTGATTACTACGAACTGTTACAAATTTAATGGCAATTTTGTCAACCGTTCCTGTAATAGTCATACCACGTTTAGTGCTAGTGAATTTCACAGAATCGCCCAACTTAATAGAACGGATTTTATCTTTGCGAAGTTGCCCACGAGCAAATTGAACAGCATTCAGGATGCTGGTGAGTTCTGCGTCGGTGAAATCGCCAAACATAATTGCTTGATTAACTTGTTGGATTTGGGTCAGTTGATTCAATTTGAACTCCGTTTTGTTTACTATTCCAATAGTATAGCAAAATTGGGAATTTCGAGCAACCAAAATATTGTTGTATTTTTACAACAAATGCACTAGTAATTAAGTATTACTTTCTAGATTACTTAGATATTTTTTAAGGTCGCCGTCCATGAGACTTAGCATGGCAGCTTCTTGTTCATCAAATACAACTATCCTATGAGCACCTATTAGGTAATACATGCCTTGAAATAGACGTTCTAATTGTAATAGATGTTTATTAGCCAGCGGTTTATCAAATTCAAATTTATAAGATTTTAATTTTAAGTCTTGAACAAGAAACTTATAACCAGCCAGACTAAGCCTCAGACTGTTGTTATCTTTGGGATTGTTCCAAATTTGATATACTAGCTTGCTGGAATGAACTCCAGACATGTCCGAAAAAATTTTTGTAAGCTGAGTTTGATTAAAACGCTTTGAACCGGCATTCACGTCAATTGGGGAATTGTTTAATAATTGAGTACCAGTCCGGGAAAGTCTCTTGAAAGCTTTGATTGCGTATCTTATCTAGCATATGCACTTCTCTTCGCCATTTAGGCCATTCAATGTCACATCCTGGTATTGTTTGTTCTAATAAACTTATAACGTTATTTAATTTATTTTCGTTTGAAAATTTTTCAATTAAATGTTTTTTTATAGGTACTGGTAAATGTCTAATATCATAATGAGAAGGGCTATGCACAAAATTCAATTTTACCGGAAGTCCAAATGTTTTTAATCCGTCTATAATCTTATCTAAATAATATATGTTGTAAATTGAAACAGTTACAGTAATAAATGGATTGATGTTATTAAATTTATTTTTTAAGTCTACATATTTTTTTAAAATACTAATAACTTCTTGGTAATTTGATTTATGTCTGATATATTCTAATTGCGTGGGATCGTTGCTGTCGATGCTAAGGCCTATGTTAACTGATTTAAAGTGTTGCAATAAATCAATATATCTATCATTCCATATGGTACAATTTGTGTGATACTGAATAGATATTGACTGCGAAACATTTTGGTCCACTGCATGTTTAAGTGTATTCCATATTTCTGGGGACAGCATAGGTTCTCCACCGTAAATATCTATAAAATGTAAATCATGCGCCCAATGGTTCAGTGTATCCCAAATCCCGTTATTATTTTTTGAAAAACTTTCTCTTATTATTTCAAAATTATTTGTGTATTCTTTGAATGATCCTTCAAAAGATTTTTGTTCAGTTTCTAATTTATAAAAATCATTATATAGACTTGTACTAGTTGCAGGGTTGCACATTCTACAACCTAAATTGCAAATATTTCCCGGTTTAATGATTAATATACGAGGTTGATCTTTGTTTGGAACAACGTCTTTAAATGCTTCATTATGTCGTTGTCTGGCAGATACGGCTCCGGCATCCTCATGATCCCAACACGCTTGACAACTTGGCAATCGTATACCTTTATCTAATGCAGTTGAAATTATTTTTCTTGTATAACTATTCCATGCAGATTGCAGGCCTTCTTTATGAATGTAAATAGTTTCGTGAGTTTTATTATGTTTAAAACTTGCAGTATTAATATTGCATACACATACATCACCATCGTTTTGCATAGCCAAGCTAATATGTGGCATTACACAAAATGTAGAAGATTTATTCTTTTCCACTGTTGTTAGGGATAAATTCTATCGCCGCTTTTTAAAAGAACAACTGTAAACAAATCAGTTTTAAATAAACTGTTTAATTTTTTAGCAAGATTGATAGCATGACCCGGATTGCTAAAACTTGTCTTTTTATATTTTGGTCCAGGATAGCTGACCAGCATATTACTACTTTTAAGATTGATTGGGTTATTGTCGTAAAAAACCGCCCAAATGCCCTCACTGCTCAGAATTTGATCAGATTTGTAATTGATTTTGTTTACGTGCTCAACCAGCACATTTGGTTTAGGTCTACTCATAGTTAATTGACTCTATTATATTTAGTCTAAATATACTGGGTTTATTTAAACCCCCCGCCGTCAACGGAGATGCTAATGACAGTGTCATTAGCATTATTTCGAATTTCTAATTTTTTACTTAGTTCAGCACAGTGGTTAAGTAAATCGAAAATATCAGCATGTAAACTGCGAGCTTCGTTGGCACTTAATGTAAGTTGTTTTCCGCCCGTTTGGTTCATAACTTTGACTTTATCATTGTAATTCTTTAAATGAAGACTTAGGTTTAACTCGTTCATTTTGCAGCCTTTTGCGCTTCGTTCATTTCTTCTTTAGTCTTAAACGGACCTTGGAATAGGTATCTGTTTAGAGTAATAAATTTTGGGCAATAACTCTTAACCCACCCATTGTTGAATTTGATGATATAATACCCTGCACAATAAAAGCTTTTGCTTTTACTGGTTTTAGTATACACCGGAAATTGATGTTTAACGTCCCACAGTATATTCCATGGTTTATTGGTCACAGGGTAACCATATACATTATGGTGTTCTTGAAGTGCTTTTTCTTTTTTTACACCTTGATCAAATACTAAGTTATAAGCTTTACTGAGTAATTTAATAGTAGAAAATTTTTCTCTTTTGTTTTCCTGCACGTAAACAAAGCCACCGTCGTCGATGGCTTGGATAGTGGCTACCTTAGATCCTTGTTGTTCTACGATCCAATATTTGTTTTTTAAAATAGGTTTGGCAATTAGTTCATTCATAATACTGTAAGTCCTGCAAATAAGATATAGCAAAGCTGATGTGCCATTTGATCCATACCCAAGTGATTCCAAAATTGGGGTGTGGTAATATCTCTATTACCGTAATTCATTTTAGCCCAGTCGATGTGGTAGTGTAAAATAAAATCTAATACACCGATAAAAAAAGCAAACTCGATATTGGCCCATCCAGTCACAGTCCAAAGACAAGCAACAGTTCCAAGGCCATGTTTGAGACTGTGCTTTAGTCCTAGCCAGTCAAGATAAATGCTTTTGTGTTTTACTTCTTCATCGTTTTGATTTACAAAATCAATGTACCAATGTTTAATCTGAAACAAAACAAGTATAAAAAGAAGAGTGCCAATCATTTTTTATTCCTTTGTTGGAATCTGTATTCTCGTCGCAACCACCATTTATATTGATTAAAATATTCTTCCAGAGAAAGAGTCTTGTTGCCCCAATAGAAACGTTCTTCCTTATTTTCAAAGTAAAGATTAGTTAGCCAATTTCGAAATGAGCTCATTGCATCTCCGGTACAGGCAAATTATCATAGTAAGTAGCTGCCACATCTTTAAGATATTCCATTATAGTTTGTTCATCTACTTCAGTAAAAAAGATATTATCGTAGGCTCTCAGTGGGTCAATGTTGCGAACTTTTGATTCATTATGGTGTGTCTCTTTAAACTCAGGATTCCACCAAATAAAACATTGATCGTAGCCTGGTACAAAAATTTGAATGTCATAGACATCATAGGTCTTGCAGTCAAATACCACAGTACAAAATTCCTGTCCATCAACGTCAGCAAATTCCATGAACCTTGCATTGTAACCCCAGCAGTTCCAGCAATATTCGCTGCCGCCACTGACTCGTCCTTCTGCGGCAACTATTACATCAATAAGTTTCATACAGATACATCCTTTAATAAGTCAAAAGTTAATTCGTGATCATAAACATTTGCTACAGGTTTAATCCAACCGTTATTAATACATTCACTGATAATCATCTTGTATTCTTTTGGACAACCTTGGCTGATCTCAAATCCTGCTCGTGGGGTAATCAACAATCCATCTGTTAAATTAAAGTTAGGATCTTTTGATCGTAGTGTGCGAAATCGGCTCTGACGAATTTTAAATGACATTGTGATCAAATCTTTCTTTAATTGATTTGATAGAGTGTTGAATAGTAGCGTCAATCAGACCTTTGTCAAAAGTAGTGTACGCATGCCTGGTATCTGTATTGCGAACAGCATCGATACATTCTTCAACAATTTGCCGAGCAAACGACAACTGCATTTCTGGATTGACACCGGGGTAATGACTACCCCCTGCCTCTAATTGAAATTTCTTTAATAGTTCTTTGTTCATACTTTATCTGCTCCTAATCCTACGCCATACAACTTCAAACGTATCTGGTTTCAACATAACTTCCCACCCTTGAGGAATGCGCTCAGGGAAGAGGCTTGTCTTACCGTTACTGTGTTTGTATAACTTCATTATTCAACTCCGAAATGATTTTTTATATAATCTTCTGCAATAACAGGAGTGTGTCCCCATTCAGTTTCAAGTGACACATAAACATTGGGAAATAATCCAGCACATTCGATTACAATTAATCGAGCAAACTTTTCTTTGTCAAAAAATTCTCGTGTGTGAGTAATTCCTGTATCTGGGTTAACGATATCGATAACATCAGTGGCTTGCTCGGCAAGTTTTTGAATTCGTATATTCATCCTGGGTAACTCGCTGACAGTACTGCACTAATAGTAGAGGAATTATCGCTCAACTTAATAAGATCATACTTACCACAAAATTTTAAGAATTGAGCACCCACCATCGGTCGATTAAGTGTTATACTTCCTTGTTCAATAGTTTCTGCAATCTTAACTTTAATGTTGTCGGGTTGTGCCGTTAGATCGACCAGTACACGATTTCTATTATAATCGTCTAATACCTTGTGCTCTTGTTTATTATGGTCAATCCATTTAGTTAACATTAGGTTATTCCAAGCGAATCCTTTGTTTTTCAAATCGCTGAAAGCTTCTTGTAATTTAGTTTTACGAACTCCGGGATAGGCACTAAACACATTGTCTGTGGGATCTCCTCGCATACATTTTTCGAACAAGATCCATTCGGGGTCAGGAATAACTTTAGGTAGTTTAGTTTTCTTATCAATAACAGGCTTACCCTTCTTGTCAAGAATTCCCTCTAGCGTATGTAATTCATCTGCTATCCCATTGTATTGATTGACATTGTCAGCCAGCAACTGATGAAAATCAGTGTCACTGCTTACAATGGTGTGGTGATCCTGAGGGTGTGCTTGGATCCATCCTGCCACCAAGTCATCTGCTTCCAACTCTTTGTGCTGGAGAACAGTACAATTGGTGCGTTCGGATAAGAAAGTTTTAAGGTCGTCAAAAGCTTCCCAAAACAGTCGATCTTCTTCTGCTTCTTTTTCTGTGAGCGCGGCCCGGGCAACTGCACGGTTCTTCTTGTAGGGTTCATAAAAATCCTTGCGCCAGCTACGACCTTCAAGGCAGAACACTACATGGTCTGCTTTTTGATCTCGCCATGCTTTGTTTACACTGGCAAGAGTTACGTGAATAGCAAAACCTAGTTTATCCCATGTGTCGCTTTGACGATGGGCACTGTGTCTTGCACGAAAGAATGTATTGGCTGTGTCAACAATAAGATATCGCATAGTGCAGTAATAATAGCAGTTTATTCGTTATTTGTCAACTTTTCTAAAAATAATTTCGCTATTAATTTATGAGTTTCAGGACCGTAATGCATACCATCTCTGGCATAATCTAATATTTGGTGTTCTGTAAAAATTTTACCTTGTGTATAGTTAACAGTATTATGACCTAACAAATCTACAATTAGTTTATTTTTATAAAATCGTTGTTTCGAAATTGCCTGATCCATGTTCCATGTGTGCTCTAATAGACTATTCTGTGGTATTATAAAATGTGCTTTTTCGTCAGTGTACATTTCGAACCTTACAAAATCAGGCCAAAGAATGAATACCGTATTAATTTGAAATAAACCAGTAATGTTAGTTAAAATTCTAGCAACTGTATCTGTGGTCCCGGCCCCTAAACCCAAATTAAGCATGGGGTAAGGTCTGGATTTTTCTATTAGGCTAGGCCATATACTCTCGACAGGATTGCCTACACCCATGGTATGACTACACCCCAATGCTACATCAATTTCTTTTCCTATTAAAGAGTTAAAATCGTAAGTTCTGAATCCTTCGCAGCTATAGTTATATGTTATATCTATTTTCTGCCATTTAGAAGATTCTGGATTTTGTTTAAATTTATCAATAGTATCAGTGCCAGACCATGTTGCTTGTGTGCTCTTAGGATTCCAGCTATATGGAATAATTTCTTTGTTCCAGTAGTTGATCATAAATTTATTTTTTTAACTTACTTCACTGCGGCCGCCACCTAAATCTTTTCGTTGAACTCCGGTTACTGGTCTAGGATTGTTAGCTTCGTACTGTTCAAATGTTTCCATAACAACATTTCTACAAACATCTTGGAACCATTGATCAACAATTTGCTGATCGTCTTTGCCTTTGTACCCGGTACGAACTAGCTGGGCTACAAAAAAATCATTCCAATCTAATTCAAATGCACCATTACCGATATTTTCTGGATCCAGTTCTACACTAATTATATTAACGTAAGGTTCGCCTTTTTCCGTGGCAATTTGCTTAGGTGTTTTCTTAGGTTGTGTAGTTTTTTTAGCCCGAGGTGCTTTAGGTGCTGGTTCAGGCGTAGGCAACGTTGTTTCTTCTTTAATAGGCTGTTCTTTATTAAACAGTTTATTGAATATCCCCATATATTATCCTTTTAACATCTTAATAATGGCCTCGTGACGATGATACCAACGATCTTCGACCACAGGGTCGCCTGGGCCCCCGATTATGCGGCGGCCACGCATAGCTACACCCCATACCCACTGACCAGTTGTGTAACAACGACGAGGTATGAAACTATACTTATATTCAAATACTGCTCGATCGTCGAACGGGTCGTATGCTTGGGTCATCTCGTCGCTGGTTGCTGTTCCCATCACTCTAATCCCCACTTAATTTTTAACCAAATGCGTTCATGAATGTAGTAATCGATACTGAGTAAGATATGTAGTGCGGTGGCAAAGCCAGTGGCATTAGCAATATTACCGGTAAACATATAAGTCCATAGAATAGTAAATGACCATGCAGTTAGTCGATAACTAATCATTCTGGCTATTGTTCTTTTTTTCGTTTCCATCACAATGAATCTCCTTTAAATTATTTCCCCCACCCATTGCCCCAAAGGTCAACGTGTAGTCTTGGACTGTAATAGTAGCCTTTACTAACTGCAAAATCGGCCACACGAACTCGATTTTTTTCGTAGGGAGTAACAACACCCCCTTGCGGCATTACGTAGACAGCACCAGTAAATCCGCCTGCTCTGAATTCTTTTACTGCTCGATCCACTTCAGCAAAGTGCTCTTCAGTTTCGACAACAAATTTAAGATATGTATGACCAATTTCTTGATAGCTGGCAACGATCTCAGGACGGATAGCATCTTCCCAACGTTCTCCACTGGCACTTAATTTAGCACTGACACTAAAGGTAAGATTGTTATAAGTTCTGCGATCACCTTTAGAATTTAATTTAGAGTTTAATGTCCAATTAAGTAAATGGTGTCTAAATGCAGGCTGTAGTTCCTGTGTGCCATTTGTTTCAAAAGTTAAATTTTGCAGATCGGCCATGGCAGGATTACTCAACAATTCTTCATAGGCACGTTGCCAACCTAATAAAGGTTCCCCGCCAGTAATAACAAGATGCACGTCATTGCCGTTGTCTTGAACCCATTTATTATTGGGTGTAAGTTTCAACATACGATCCACTAAGTCATTTGTGGCAATGGTGGGACTTAGATCTTTAAATGCTGGATGCCAGCTGGCATAACTGTCACAACCAGTATTTACCAACGGCAAACTGTTGAAGTCTTTGTACAAATGAACGTTTTTTGCAACATCGTCTGCTTCTGTGCTATTAACACCAGGAGCGCATCCAAATCCTGCACATGTAAAGTTACATCCAAATGTTCGCAAGAATACACTGGGCACTCCTACGAATCTGCCCTCGCCTTGTGCTGAATAAAAAATTTCACTGACTTTGAGTTTCATATATATTAGACCATTTTTTAAGTTTTTCTTTTTTGGCATGCTTGGCTAGTTCTAAATTTTCCCAACTGATAATTTGTTGTTCTAATAGAATATCAACCATGGCCAATACATCACCGATTTCCATTTCTAACATTTCGGCATGCCGGTAACCAGTTTTATAATGAACTGTGTCAATACCAAATCTTCTAATTTTACTGACCTCGACTATTACTTCAGCACATTCTTCTTGAAGAATACCCAAGGCTTCTTCATGACTACCCGGATTTAATTTAAACATACTAGTTCCAATGTCGAATTACACCTGCTATAATAAAGCAGTTAGTTATGATGTATGATAACACAATTAAAGTACGAATGCAAGCAATACGATCCGCTTCAGCATCTGTACTGCCTGCCTTTTCTCCCAGCGCCTTAGCCCATATACGCCAAATCGTTTTTATCATTTTTTACTTGGTTTAGGGGGCATGTCGGGGAATGACCCCCAAGATTGTTTTAGTTCCTCTGATACATCGTCAGGACCACCACTATCTACCCATTGTTTACTGATTACAATTTTGGGATTGCCATTAACAATTACGTAGCGGCATAGAAACTCACTGTAATCGTAGGTGCCATCAGGCACCCACTTAAACATTTTGAAATCTGATTCAGAGCTCATGCAAACAAGTCTTTTTTATATTTAAGGGAGTATGTTTTGTTATCTTTAATAACGTCACCACCGATATCGTTGATAGTGTATTTCATATTTAAAACTCTAATACTAAGTGTGACCGATCTCTATGTATAACTTTTTTTGATTTGGAACTCATATCATCATATAAGTTATCGTCGATTACTCTACAATGAATTTTTTCTGCGTCAGGCCACCCGCTTCCAATCGGTAAAGGATGCATACAGAATCCATTTGTTATACAAAATAATCCGCTGAAATTTCTACAAATATTTTCCCATGTTGATGTAAAATCTATTTCTGTAATATGTTCAATTGATTCGCACATGACAATAGTGTCAAACTTTGTGAAATTTATAGCGATATCTTTTATATTACTTTCTATGGCAACAGGAACATTAATCGAATCGCCGAAGTAGTGTTTTGCGGTTTTATTAAACCAATTTTGAACACCTTGTGCAACATCTATTGCAGTGACATTTACACCCATTTTAGACAATGCACACGCTAACTCACCTCTGCCTGGGCCGATTTCTAATACATTTAATGGGGTTCTTGTTTTATTATTTAAGACAAATGATATTTGCTCATCGATATTACTATACTCAGCTGAATTGTTAGGTATAATGCCAAATGCATAACATAAAGAATAAAATTGATCTTCATGCCTTAGAATTTTAGCAGTCCAATTTTCTAAATCGGAATAAAAAAATCCTTCTTTATATACAAAAGTCATGCAAACAAATCCTCATTCCATTCACGATGACCTTCTCGAAAGGCCATGTTAGCCTGTGTTTCGCGAACTTCTACGCGATAGCACCACAAACGAGCAGCTTCGCCCGGCCCCCACATTTCTGGAATATAAACACCATTTACATATTTGTACAA